CCAGCCATTTGAAGTGCAGATGCAACATCAGAAGAACATAACATGATGTTACCTTTTCCTCTTCTTGTTCCCTTTGCAATCTCATTAGCTTCTCTTTCGATTTGGAACATAAGTCCTTTGAACTTCTCAACCATCCATCTTCCATTTGAATCTGTATCTAGATCAAATGTACCAGCGGCAGTTGTGTTTTCTTGAGCACCTGTTACAGCAACCAAGTTTACAGTTCTAACGATTTCTCTATTGATCTCTGCAAGGATTTCAGTAGAAAGAATGTTAGCAAGTTCTGTTTCAGCATCTAGACCATGAATGGCTTTAAGATCCTGAGCAAGTTCCATTGAGTACTCAGCTTTTAGAGCTCTTGACTTAGCAGTAACAGCAATTTTCTCGATTGAGAAAGCCATTTCAGCGAAGGCTACGTTAGACGCAGAACCAAGTGCTTCAGCTTGAGTTGTTGTCATACCACCAGCAAAGTTATAAGTACTGTCATCGCCTGAAGGCTGAGTACCTACGTTACCAGCATCAGCTCCACCGATTAAAGTGTTTGCTACGCCAGCTACGCTAGTTGAATGTTGTGTTTCAGCTTCGTTATAGAATGCTTCTGTACCAGTTTGGTTAGTGTATCTGCTTCTCATAGCAAATATTAAACCAGTAGGTCCAGTCATTGGCTGTACACCAACTAGGTCATAAGCAACCAAGTTAGGCATAGCTCTTCTTACTAAGCTAATTAATACTGGATCGTAGTTGTCTACGGATGCACCAGTACTGTTTGTTGGAGATACTTCTAAAAGATTCTGTGGGCTAAAAGCCTGTGATTCTCTAAGAGCGATCTCAGTGTTTTCTAAACATACGGCTGTTACTGACTTCTTGTGGCTATCTGAAATTTCAGGTAGGTCACTGTGCTCAATAATCGGCTGCCATTTAGATTGTAAGTCTTCATATAAGTTCATTTTGGTTTCCCCTTTTAAATATGAAAGTTATTTTCTAACAGTTCGCGATATAGCGGCTGCATAATTTGCCATGCCTTCCTTCAATACTGGCTTTGTTTCCTCGTCCAGGTCAATCGGGTCCTCATCTTCAACAGATGATGCAACAGCAGTTTGAGTTCCAAAGTAAGATTCTTTAAGCATATCTAGCTTTGCAGAATAGTCTTCAGTACTATCATAATCAAGTCCTTCCGATAGAGCACGGAGCTTTTCAATTTTAGTTTCAGCAAGGTCTTTAGTAGACTCTGCGAAAATTAATCTTTGTTCGGCAACTAGGGTTGAATTAGATGCTGCTATTTTAGCAACAGTTTCTTCTTCCAGTTTGCCCTCTAATTCTTCAACTTGAGAATTTAGGTCAGCAAGTAGATCGGTGTCAACTTCTTCTGGTAGCTTAATGTTATGAGCTTCCATAAGACCTTTGAGACCTTCCATGAATGATTCAGCTACTTCCACTTTAAGAGATGATTCGATTGCTACTGCATTCTCTTTCATCCACTCTTCAGCTACATAGTTGAGATATCCATCGACTTTATCAGCCATCTCTTCTTGCATTTGTTCCTTAGCTTCGTTCAATTGTGAATCGAATGCTTCGGATAGTTCGTTTGAATATTCGCTTACGCGTGCATTAACAGCAGCCTCGAATACAGTTTCAGCTTTCTCTCTGAGGTCTTCTGCAAGATCCTCACCAAAGATTGCGTCGATGTCTTCTTTAACACCACCCTGACCAGGTGTTGAAACCTTAGGTGCTTGTGGTTTGTCTGAAGCATTCTTGTCAGCTTTACGAGCAGGTGCTTTACCTTTCTCGACAGACAGACCGTCTTTGCTTGATACTTCTGTACCGTTTGATTGTTTAGCGCTACCAGGTGCAGGTGGAGTGAAAGATACCTTCTTATCAGCTGGTCTCTTATTATCCTTTGTGCTTACTGGGTCTGCAATGCTTGAATCCTCACCACTGGCCTTGAACTCATCAAGTTCAACTTGTGCTTCGGCTTCATTGATTTCGTCGTTAGCGAACTTATCTAGTTCATTAGCCATTTTTTACTCCTTTGAGATTGAGTCATATTACTTCTTTAAAGTATTTATAAGTTATTAATTGTCTACAGTGTATTTAGGAAAGCTGCAAATGCGGCAATCTTATTTTCCTGTAGTTCTCTGTAGTTAACATTACCAGCTTTCTGGATCTGTTCGATCACTTTTTGTGCTCTCCAGTTCCCTGACGCTGCGTCATAAATCCAGTCTACGTTTTCCATAACGCCGTTAACAAATGCGTTAGGTGCAGATGGGTCGGCAACAATATCGCCAGCAGTAGCTAACATAAAGTCACCTTGGACCTCATTAACGCCTTCCGCTGTCTGTTTTAATGTTCCCATGCCCCTACTAGACACTCCAAGTTGCGCACCCTCATCAATAAGGCTTTTTACAATCTTGCCGTAGGGAGTGTCCATAATCTTGGCTTTCCCAATATAATTAGATCCTTCTTTAGTGAGGGATTTAATCATGTGGGAAACTCTTTCTAAGTTA